CTGATTGGACCTCGCCGGAATAGAGATATCGGGTGAATGTAAGTGTATCTGACATGGTCAGGCCTCATTGAATTTCAGGGGAGAGCGGACTTGGGGGATATTGTGCTCGGCAGCAATGGCGGTGGTCTCGCAGGCAATATCGATCTGCCAGTCCCAACGACCGGCATTCTGACCAATCAATTGATCCGAGAGCAGATAGAAGGGCTTGCAGCCAGGCAACTTGACATTCTGAACGGCACGACGAACAAGCTCGATGGCAGCATAGGACCCGAGACGATCATCCTCTTCGCCGCCATGCAGTGCATAAAGATAGAGAGCGAGCGAAAAACGCAGATCACGGGATTGCTGTACCTGCCCGGATGGCTTGCCATAGCGGGAGCCGGAATAATGAACAAGGCAGGTAGCCCTGTAGCCGGACAAGTCGAAATCCTTCGGATCATCCGGAAAGCGATCAATGTAAAATGGCGACGGCAGAAAGCTTTTCAGCCGCTCAACAAGCATTCCTTCAAGGCCAGTGATGACATCAGTCATTGTAACCCTCCAGAATGTCATCCGCACGCGAGGCCGGGAAAGAGGCCTGAATACCGGAACTTTCCTCGACAGCGCCTTCAGCCGTGGAAGGCAGATCAAGGTCCGCCCGGCCTGCATTAATATCGCGAAGCCAGGCAACAATATCGCGATAGCGGTCACGCCATTCGTCCGAGACAGCAGACTGACTTGCCACGCGATCCCGGAGCCAATAAAGAACAAGGGTCTCAATTGCGCCTTTTAGCGCTTCAGGCATATCTTCCGGCATCATGCTGGCAAGTGCCGGATAGCGGGATTTGACATAACCGGAGGCGAAGGACTGTGCCCTTTTGATCTGAGCAAACAAACGGTCACGGTCGATCATGCGTCCGGCAGCACTGTTGGGACCACCAATGCCGCAAAGAGCCAGAAGATCCTGCTCATCCTGCCGCGCAATCAACTCATCAACCGTTAAAAAGGTCCCAGCCTCCGACATCTCTAACGCTCCTTACTCGCCCTTGGCAGCTTTGTTGGCAGCCTGCACGTCAGCCCAAACAGTCTTGACCTCTTCAGCACTGACATCAAAGCCAACCAATTGCTCGATGGAACGCACCTTTGGCTCACCAGCCTTGGTCAAATCCTCGTCGGCTTTCAATTGCGGCAGCACATTGCGGATAGCGGCAAGGCGTTCTTCTTGGGAGAGAGGCGCTGTCTTAGATGCAGCATCTGCCCCGTCGGTTTTGGGGTCTTCGGAGGTATCCTTGGGGGCGGCACCACTACCTTGATTGAGCGCCCCCACCAAATTTACGGCAGCATTCGCAACATTCTTGGAGAACTGTTCAATCTGCTCACTGTCAGGCTCGCCAATGACCTTGAGCTTCAGGAGAGGCTTGGCCTCTTCTGGCGTCAGCTCGATTTTGCAGTGATCAGGGTCATCCGCTTTGTAGGTGGCACCGTTGTGACGAAGATTGGAAAGGACATTATAGAACTTGGTGTCAGACATGGTTCCGGCTTTCAGATAAGAGGGGAAATGAGCGGCCAAAAGGTTGGTCCAGGCCGCTCATGCGATGTCAGATTGGCTTAGGCCTGATCGGGCGCGACCGCATTTTGCAGAAGGAAACCAGCGCGGTTGGCGCATTTGACCTCTTTGACACTCTCGGCAGACCGCACATAAAGGCCACCGCGAATGCCAAAGTTTGCAGGAAGGGTTCCGGCAATTTTCTTGCCGAACACAGCGGTATAGCCGAAGGTCACACCACCAACCGAGTTGGCAGCACGGTTGATGAACTGGCCGGAAACCGTGTTATCCCAGACCCGATGCAATTCGGCTTCCTCACCGGGTTTGTTGACGTTAATGCGTCCTTCACCCACGATGATGCGCTTGACGCGAAGGACCCGTGCAGCTTCTTCTTGAGTGATGAATCCGGATTGGCCCGAATTGCGCAGAACGGCACTAACCACTTTGGGATGAGATGCAAAAGCATCCCAGGCATTGGTGCCAAAGGTGAGTTGGTTCGGGCGCATCCAGCAACGCTTCAGCATGTTGCGCAGGATTGTCAGTGGATTGGAGGCTTCATCGCTAAACATATCCGAACCGGACAAGGCCTCAACCAGACTGGAATGATAAGTGTTTGGATCCTGGACCAGTTCGGCGACGCGACGCTCGCGGTCCAGCATGACAATGTCGGTTGCCAGCTCGGTTGCCTGCTTGCGTGGATCGAAGCCGTTCTTTTTGCCAGCATTGATCGTGGCATTGTCGAGCGGAATGTCGATGCCGTAATCATCGGTCGCGTCATTGACCTTGGAGCCTTCGATTTCAACCTGATTTGGGGTTGAGCGACGGCCAACTTTGGTATCGGGTACAGTGAAGGCAGCGGCCTCGTCATATTTCGTCCACTCGAATTTCTCATCCGAAACAGGGGCACGAGGCAGAACGTCATCAGCAATGAGGTCGTAATCCTCGTTGCGATAGCCAATAGCAATGGCGGTCAGGGTGGCATCTTCGGTAAATTGATCGGTAGCGGCAGACATGGCCAGACCTCTCTAAAAGGAGTTAAAGGGAGAAACGGCCTTAGCCGTGAAGAATACCTGGCTGGAAAAGCACACGGCCAATGGTGCCGAGCTTGCCCGCTTCCATGGCTCGACCAATGATTGGGACGGAGCTATCAGCGGCAGGCGCGGCTTTGATGGCCCGACCTTGCGCATCTGAGGTAATTGGATCGCCATAGGCAATGGCGCCGCCAAACTCGATCTCGCGGATCAGATCGAGACAGACATCTACGCGCGCGCCTGCCTTCTCGGCACCGCGAATGGCGGTAGAACCCAGCAACACATCACCGACCCCGGCCTTGGCAATATGGCCTTCCTCAGAGCCAAAGGTGACCAGGCGACGCTTTTCGATAATGCCATCGGCGGTAAAATTCTTGATCAGCCCTACATGCTGTTGCATTGTTCAAATCTCCAGATGCGAGAAAAGTGAGTGGCGCTAAGGCCGGTCAGACATCGAGGCCGCGCTTCTTGCGCACATGATCGACGGCAGCGGACGTGGTGATCTCAATGCCGGACTGACGCTGACTTTCACGGAAGGCAATCGCCTCGTTGGCAATGGTTTCCGGATCCGGTTCTTCACCATCAGGCGTATCGCCCAGATTCATCTCGCCAAACTCGACGATCTTGGGCTGGGTCTTCAGGATGTCCTTGAATAGATCAACCAGATCGGCCTTTTTGGTCTCTTTGCCATCAGCAAACTCGATCTCGTCAGCATCAAGATCTGAGGTGCCGTCGAGCAAGGCAACGACCTTATTTTTGTTGCCGCTCGGCAGACGACCGTCATTGATCAGCTCGTCGGCAAAGCTGACATGGGTCTCGTGACGCTGTTCGGCTTCGCGTTCGTCCAGTTCAGCCTGACGGGCATCCAGCTCGGCTTCGCGTTCGGCAAAGGCAGCAGCCTGATCGTCAGCAGACGGGATGGATTTGGGTGCTTTTTTGGATTTCTGCGGCTTGAGGGCCATGTCATCATCCTCATCATTTTCAGAAAATTCGGGGGAGCCATTGTCGAGAGGCGTATCGCCTGCCTGATCAATCCAGCGGATTTGATAGTTCGGCAGGATGTTGTCGGCGGTCTCGATGTCCTTCTCGGAAATCAACCACTCGCGCAGCTTCTGCAGGATCCCGGCCACATCCTTGAATGCGGGATCAGCAAACTCGACAGCGATAGTCTCATCCTCATCACCGGAAAACTGAACCGGTTTCAGGCCAGGAACAGCCGGAGCCGTCGCGCCAAGAAAGCCGACATGCTTGGGATAAAGAGCATCTCCTGCAGGATTGGAAGCGGCACCTTCCTTATAGAAGGCCATGGAAATACGCTTGTAGCGACCATCCTCAACCGCGTCAGAGAATTGCGGCTCCAACTCGCCAATGTCGGCATAGAGGCGCTCGGCCTCATCGTCATAGGAAAAGGCCTTGACCCAGCCATAGGCAGGATCGTCGGTTTTGGGGTGGCCGATCACCACAGGGACAGGATGGTCGACAGGATCATAACGCTCAGCCAGATCAGACAGATCTTCAGCCGTCGCAGAAAACGCCGCACCGCCCATCGCCACGAACGAACCCGGACGGAACACCTCGATCCGTTTTGTCTCTTTCTTTGTTTGCTCATCAACCCGCTTAGGCACACCGCTTCTCCTGGTAGGAATGTGCGGCAATCATGACAGGTAAAATGATGACGCTCGCCGGAACTGTTCCGGGCGGGCGACAAACTCAGATTTTGGAAGGGAGATGCAATTCATGACCCGTTTGGGTCAGTAGAGCAATCAAATAGGCCCTGTATGGATTTTTAACGGGGGTCTAACGGGGGTGTCCAGACTTTTTTGGTATCACCATAGCCAAATGGGGGTCACGACGCTGTGTGGCGAAATTTTGGGAAGGTGATATTTACCCCTCCAAATATGCCACCAGTTCCTCTCGCAACACCTCTTCATCCTTCTGGCCGATGCCGATATAGGGCCGAGCCGGGATGGTGACGCCTTTTGAGAAGACATAACCATTCTTGCCATTGGGGATCCGCAAGTGAGTTCCCCGACGCGGCTTGATATTAGCCCCATGCTGCATCACCCAGACCTTGGGGTGATTGAGATTGGTGCCAACCTCTGCCTGGCTGGCAGATGATTTGTGATGGATGGAACGAAACAATTCGCCCCTGTCACGCAGAATGCCAGCAGCATTGCGGCGGTTCGACAAAGTTAGAGGTCGCAGATCATGCCAATCGTTACCGTCCGGACCCTCCTCATTCTCGAACCGCTCGACGGTCTGGTCATAGAGGGTGAGGCCGATGATGGCGTGGACAGCGGCCTTATCCTCAATCCGATCAATGATCTCCTGGATGCCTTCATTGGCCGAAGTGAAATCATAACGGAAATTCAATCCTTCAAACATTTGAAAAGCTCTCTGAGTATTGCTATATTGATGATGAGTGATGTCGTCATCTCTGACGTATGACCCACGGCGTGGGTGGGATCATTAAAGGTCAGGGCTTGCGGTTGTGGACCCGCCTTTAAACAGCCCATCACTCCATTTCCCTTCGATACAGCAATGCGCCATGGCGGTATTTCTCCAGATACTTACGATCTGGCTTTGGATTTTTTCCGCGTTCTGGGTTGAAAGCAGTAGCCCCCTCCCAACCATTGGCTGACCATCCAAAGGATACGAAGCCGGACAGCGCTTCAAAATAGCGAAGATATCGGCGAACCAGGCGAACATTGCCACGCTCATCGACTTGCCAATCAACCCAAATCTCATCCGGATCTTTCAGGCTCTCTGCCAAAAATGGCATATAGACTTCGCGACCATTCTTCTTGATTTTCCATTGACCATCCCATGTCTGGAATAGACTTTCACCGATAGCAATAACTTGTCCGGCCTTGTCACGCCACAGTTTCGGCTCACCAACCTTCGCATCAAAGGCATCAAGGAATGCCTCCGCATAAGTGATGTCGTCAAGATCTGTGAGGAGTTTGCTGGCCGATGTGGGAGTAGCCAAATCGGCCAACTCCATATCGAGATCAGGTTTGCTGGTTAGAAGCTTGCCAGTTTGATTGAGTGGTGGAAGTGGCTTTTGTAACTCGCGGGGAATTGTGCCATCTGCCCACGTATGCCCCGGCGCATACCCCCAGCCCATATCAACACCATCGGGATAGTCGATGATCTCCCCGGTGCCGGGATCCTTCTTCGGCACCTTGACGATAATGGGGCTATCATCAGGACCAGTACGGCCCATACGTTTGAGTTTGGCACGGCTGACTGGACGGACACCGCAGGAGCAACGCCATCCATTGGGTGGATAGTAAGTCAGCCACCACGGATCAT